CCCCTCGCGGAACCATTCGATCGAGATCGGATCGCCGAGCCTGAAAAGCGGTCCCTCGCGCGTTCGCTCGACGCGGAAGCTTCTCGTCTTCCAGAGCACCGTGACGCGGGGCTGCCGAAGGAGAGCGATGCCGGGCCCTGGCACCGTCCCGGGCGGGAGCTCTTCTCCGCCGCGGCGCCGGTTCATCGTCTGATTGAGGAACGGGCAGAGGAGGATCGACTCGCGTCCGCATTCCTCGTGGACCGGAGGCTCGGCCGAGAGCCGGTTCACGACGCACATGCAGCCGAGGACGAACGTCGCGACCTTTCTCGGGATATAGAGCCCGCAGACCCAGCAGGCCTTATTCCGGATCGCGAGTTCGAGCTTCCGGCCGTCCGCGACCCTGAAGTCGGTCGGATCAGCGACGAACCACGGGATCGGCCAACCGTCAGAATTGACGCGGAGATGGACGAAGGAGCGAGGAATCGTTCCGAGGAAGGGTTGCATAGCGGGCGCGGCCGGTCAGGACGAACGCGCGGCGATCGCATCGCGGACCGCCTCGTCCATCTTGAGGCGCCGGAAGCGACGGCCGAGCGAGTAGCGGGTGATCCCGAGGAGTCGCGCGGCGCCGGCCTGGACGTGGTTCGCCTTGGCGAGAGCGGCTTCGATGATCTGCCGTTCGTAGCCGGCGAGGACCTCGTCGATCTTGTGATGGCTCTCCCAGGGACACAGCGAAACCGTGACGGTTCGCTCTGATGGGGCGGGCACAACGGGCGCGATCGAGGCGGGGTCAAGACTCACGGGGAAGCTCCTGGAATGGAAGGCGGCCGGAAATCGGCCGCGAGGTTCTACGGTATGTGAACTCGCCGTCTGAGCGCGAAGAAGAGATCTTGAGCGACCCGTCGGCGCTCCTTGATGGTGGATCCTCTCCGACGGCTGGCATCGATCGCGTGGCCGAGATCTTCGAGGATCCGATCGATCGTCCAGCGGATCTCATTCGGTCCTTCGGAGTGAAAGACGAAGCCGCGGAGCATCTCGACCGTCGGTTTCTCGTCGGGCGGACGACACTCGTCCGCGCCTAGCACGTGCAAGGCGACTTGTACGAGAACGCTGAGCTCCTCGAACGAGTCCTTAGGGTCAGCCTGATTCTTGATGGCCTCCTCGATTTGGTTCCGCTCCTCCTTCGTGAGCTTCGCGTTCGTGATTTTCACGGCCTTGCCCCAGGAATTTCTCGCACTCGGAGATCCTCCGGCCACTCGGACATTTCGCCGCCCTTCGAGTCCTCGAACCGAAGTCGATCGGCTCCTGGAATGTTGGGATCGCGGCTGCCGACGACATTCGATCCGAGCTGTTTCACGAAACAGGTGACGCGGGCGTCTCGACAGGCGGCCAAGGTCTGCCTCGCCCATTTCGGATTGAACGGACGCGCCCCTGGACCGGACTCTCCGCCGACGATGACCCATTCGAGGTGGTTGCGCATCTCGCCGGGGCCCGCGACGAATCCGGTGAGGGCGTTCCACAGGACCGCCGGTTCATGGATCGAGTGCGGCCGCCGAAAGATCCCGAGGCCGTCGAGCTCGGTGAAGTCGACCGGACCGAGAGCGGGCTCGTAGCTGACGAACCGCTTCGCGGCCGGCGTTGAAAGGAGCAGCGGGATCCGTTCGTCGGCCGTCGCCTGATCCTCGACGGAAACGCCGCACCAAACCTGAGGCAATGGCCAGTCTTCGCGAGCAGTCCATTGGTTGCTCGCGCGAATGTTCCGGACTCGACCGGCGGTCGCCTCGTCGGAGAGGTACTTCCTCATCCGCTCCGGACGCTTCGTCAGCACCTGGAACGTGTGCTGCGGCGCGAGCGCCATCACGGCGAAGACGCGGTCGATCGCTTCGTCGGGAAGCGACTCATGGAACGTGTCCGACATCGAGTTGAGGAAGATCCGCTTCGGTTTTCTCCACTTGAGCGTCCGCTCGAGCTCCGACTCGACGAGCTCGACCTTCCCGGTCCAGCGCGGGCCGTCGCGTGTCTGCCGGACTAGTCCATCGTAACGACCGCCCTTCCAACTGAAGCGCGAAGAGAACCGCTCGGCATAGCAGTGCTGACAGCCCGCGGATACACGGGAGCAGCCGCGCATCGGGTTCCAAGTCGAGTCGGTCCACTCGATCGAAGTAGTCGCGCTCACGACGGCGCCTCCACCTTCCATTCGAATTTGGCGAGCGCGGCGTGGATGGAATCGGACGAAACGGAGTGACCGCAACCTGCGCTGGAACATGCAACCCGAACCGTCGTGCCGACAGGATCCACCCCCGGCAGGCGCCGCGTCTCTGGATACGTTGTGAGGATCGACAAATGGTCTCCTGTCCCGCACTTGCCGCAGATCGCCGGGCGGTTAGTCGTCACGTCTCGTTCCTCCATCCGAGGCCGCATCGTCACCGACTCCCGCGGCGCGGCGACGTAGTAGGCTCTGCGGGTCCACCGATCCATGCGCTCGCGGATCTTCTCGTCTCCGATTGATGCGAGCCACACAGCCCGCTCCTCGACGGTCGCGAAGGTCAGCTTCGCAGCCTCGTCGGGAGTTAACGGAAGGAAGTAGCGCCGCTGATTCCTCGGGATGTCGCGCTCGTTTACGATGCGGTGCGGTTCTCTTGTGTCCATCGGCTCTCCTTAGATCGACGTTTCGTCGCCGAAGTGCTTGCGGATCAGGTTGCGGATCTCGATGGCGCATCGGACCGCCTCTTCGTTCGCCACGTCGCGCCGCTCGTACGCGCGGTCGTTGCAGAGCTTCGCCGCCTCCATGGCTGCCCACTTCGCGCCGGCTACGAAGTCCGCTCTCGCGGCAGTCTTCTCGCCGTGGTCAGCGGGACTGTGGTCACACCAGTATGCCTTGAATGCCTGCCGGATCGGGTCAGCGGTCACGGTTTCTTCTCCGGGTGCGCGGCGGCAAGGTAGGCGCGACGAGCGACGCGCTCGCGGATCAGCGCAACATAACGCAAGGGGAGCTGATCAGGAGGCTGAACCGGACGAGTCGGTGAGATGGAGGCGTCCTGAAACGCGCAGCGCGCCTCGCACCACTCGATCGCGATGGCTCCTAGTAGGTTTGCCTCACTTTCCATCACGTCATATTCCGCCATCTGCGGGTGACCAATCGGCGTTTCTGCCTGCCACCGAAGAATCTCCACCGCCCGCTTCGGGTCCACGGTCACGCTCCTTTCGACTTGAGGGATCGGATCTTGTCGCGGTACTGCACGATCGCGTGCATCGCACCGCAGCCGTGCGCGTTGTGGTCGCACGCCGGGTCGACGTTTCCGTGCATCCTCGCCGCTTCCTCCAACGCCTCGTCGCGGGCGGCGGCGAGGGCCTTGGAGTGTCCGTCGAGCAAGGCCACCAACTCCTCGACGGCATCGCGGTGGCGTTCGCCCAAGCAGAACGTCGCGCGTAACGGGTCGGGAGAGTTCAAGAAACGCTTGAGCCGGTCGATCAGATCCGTGGCGTTCATCACGCTCCTCCGATCAGCGACGCGACGAGGACGACCAGCACCACGACGAAGCAGACGGCGCACGCCACCCCGCTGTCTATCGCCCGCTTACTGGTCACAACAGGAAACTCTTCATCATCGTAGCGCGTGGGTTGCATCATTTTTTTCCAGTCGTAGGCGCGGCGGGTCGACACGAGCGGGGGATCGGTGGGGTGCTTCATGGCGTCGGCTCCGAAGCAGCCGCCTTCTTCACCAATCCTTCCGAGATCGAGACGAGGCTACTGGTCACTCGACCGATGCGCGCGACGTTGCATTCGAAGCACCACGGCCCCCAAGCGCAGCCGCAGCCTGGCTTGCCACATCCGTAGCAGCGCGTCCTTGGCCTGTGGTATCCGCGACCGTAGCCGGATGACCGTGGATTGAGGTAATTCACGGCAGCACCGGCTCCGAGGCCGCGTCGACCCACACATCGACCATGAGAACGAGCGCCTCGTCGCAGGCGATGGGGAAGACGCGGGCGCTGGCGAGGTGGAGGGCGCTGGCGAGGTCGAGGGCGGTCCGCGCCGATTTACATTTCTCGACGACATCCTTCGGCAGTCCCGCAAACTTACTGATGATCCGGCTCACGCTGCCGATGAGGATGCGCTCCAGAACGCAGCGCTGCTTCTCCTCCGTCCAATCCATCGAGCCGACATAGGCCGAGTGCATCCGCAGCAGGTGTGGCGTGGCGACCTCCCGAGAAGACCACGGCGCATCGTTGATGCTGCGCAGATCCCACATGCGAACAAGCTCGGGCTTGTCCGTGCATGGTATGCCGAGCCGCAGCGCCTCCATTTCGAGGATGCAGCACTCGGCTGGCGGGCCGTTCTTCGAGCAGTGCGAGCCGAAAGCGAATACCCCACCGTGTTCGGCGAGGACTTCTTCGATCGTCTTCACTTCGATTTCTCCATTCACGGACGTTTCTCCTTCTCCTCCTTCACCGACGCGAACGAGCCGAGTTCCAAGAGTGCTCACAACAGCCTCGCGTTTCCCTTGACCTTCATGCGTGGCCCCTTCGATGAAAGCGGCGCATTGGCGCCGCGACCTGGAATCACTCCGCGCCCGCGTTCTCGCTGGCCGTCTTCCTCTCGGCCTTCTTCCGAGCCGCCTCGACGCGCAGCTTGTCGACCAGCGCCTCGAGGAACGCCTTTTCGCGCCGCTCGACCGGGATGGTCCAGACGACGGCGGCACGACCGGAGCAGGTCGAACGCCGGAGCCCTGAATCCACGACGATGCCGCCGGCCGTCAAGTCGATCCGGCGCGGCCGCTCCGTGCTCCCGATCATGTCTAACGCCCGCTGCGTTTCATCGTCCGTCGAACCCGTGTCGGCGCACGTGGCGAGATGCCAGAAGACGCGGGACAGCTCGTTGTGCACGTCGCCGCGCTTCGATCGCGCGGCGTCTCGACTCGTTTCGGAGTGCTTCTGAAAAGGCAGGTCCGACTGAGTCATCGCCATCCATCCGTGAGCTCGCGCGCCGCCGTGCGAGACGACGCGACCACTCGATCGATCCGCCCGCGCCGTTCTGTGTCCATTCACGTACTCCCGATCGACATGATGAAGGTCCCGATCTCGAACACCTCGCCGGAGAACAGGACCGGCAAGAACCAGCCACGTGGTCCCATCTGGCGGTGCGGCGCATCGATGATGAGGTCGCCGCCGTAGCCTGGCACCGAGACGAGTCCCTGCGCCGCCCCCGTCCCGTTGACCAGCACGATTCGGAAGAACGACGCGGCCCCGGTCGCGCGCACCGTGACGACCGGTTGCAGTTCGGATCCTGCCAGCAGGACGTGGTCGCCCTTGCCCGCAAGGTCGCCGCACATGATCGGGGCATCGACCAGCAGGACGGCATCGACTGGCACGTCGTCGCACGTCTCGGGGACCGGTCCGGAGTAGACCTGGATCCGAGGTTCATCCGACAGCTTCGGGCGCGTCACGGCTCGCGCCGTCGCGCGCCGTTCTGCGGGCCCCGGAGCAGGCGCTCGCACGCGATTGCGAGCAATGCGACGACGGCCGCACCCGCGGCGAAACAGAGTTCCAGCATGGTCGCCCCCTTGGGAGGCGGTGGTCGGCTTGACCCGCGCTGATGGAACGATATACCAAGCGGCCGTTCCGGTTCAATACCAGGAGGTCCCACGGGCCATGGACATGTCACGACGACGGGCAGAGCGCGTGGTCAAGGCACTATTCGGGCGAGGCGGGCGATGCCGGCGCCGGATCGTCACGGTCGGGGTCGGGAAGGATACGGAGCGGTGCATCGTGGGCTTCGACCCGGGGCACTACGACCATCCGCACGCGCGCGACCGGTTCATCGCCATGGGCTCGGGCGATACGTGGGAGGCCGCGATTGCCGAGGCCAGCGCGCCCCTCATCGCGGCCGCACTTGCCGCGCGGGCTGCCCGCACCGTCGTGATGCCGTGAGCGCGCTACGCGGGTTCGACCGGTTCTGCATCGCGGTCATCGGGGGCATCGCCCGATGGGCGCTCCGCCTCGCCGTGATCGTGTTCTGCTTGGTCGCGGCGCTCGCGTTGTTCGACCTCCTCCTCCTCACGTGCGCCACGAGGTAGCGGCCATGCTCAAGGACATCGGGATCTTCTTTGCCGGGTGGACCGCGCTGAACATCGTGCTGCTCGCGGTGCGATGGGGCTTCATCGAGTGGGATCACCGGCGCCGGCTCCGGAAGCGCGTGCGCGAGGCCCTCATCCGGATCGGGAAGACGCGCACGTGCAACGGTCCGTGCAAACCGTTCCGCCTCGACGACGCGCTGCGCGCCGACCGGGACGGGAACGTCATGAGCCGGCCGGATCCGTTCGCATGAGCGCGCCCGAGGTCAGGCTCACCTACTTCGGCGACGTGATGGAGGACCCGCGCCATAGCGCGCTTCAATTCACCGTCCACTTCACGGTCAATGGGATCGAGCAGCGACGCGTCTGCCAGGTCTTTGGAGTTGTCGATCGTGACCGCGCGTTCGAGGATGCTGCGCGGCGCACGATCGAGCAGACAGTCGCCGAGGGGGTCGGGACGTTCTGGTGATTCACCGACGGGCGTGTGCCCGATTCGGCGCGGGCGCTGGCGGCGTTTGGGTGGCCGACCAGCGCCCGCGATCTTTCATGGCGGGACGATCAGGGACTCCAGGTACTCCTCGAGGTACGTGAACCCGGATGGCGCGGCCACGTCGTGAATGTCCGTCATGACGCTGAACCCGCGCTCCGTCGCGTAGTAGTCCGGGACGCCATCGTTGTTCGAGTCCGTCGGATACGTCGCCCCGACGATCAGGGGCCAGCCCCCGACTTGCGTGGGCGAGTCGATGAAGTACTTGGCGTTCCGCGGCCGGCACGCCTGCGTCCGGATCTGCTGGATCGTACGGGCCTCGGCCGAGTTCATGTTGATCGGGTTTTTGTGCATGCCCGCGCTCGACAGCACTCGCGCGCTCTCGACGAACGGGTCGCTCCCGCTGATGACCGGTCCGAACGGCACGTCGACCTGGTGGCCGGCGCGCGGCGGGACGGTGCCGTGGTCCGTCGTGAACATCTCCCACGAGTCCGCGGTCGGATCGTTGTTCGTGGGACCGACGTTCAGCTTCGCGTAGACCTTTGCGTCCGGAGCGTCGTCGGCGAAACGGACGATCTTCTTATTAGGCGCGGTGAAGTCCGGGCCGAGCATGTAGCGATTGCCGACAAAGTCGATCTCGTTCCCGAGTTGTTCGACCGCGCCTTGTTCCTGGCCGTAGTCGCTGATCGTGTTCCACCATACGCCGACGATCGAGTGGCTCGGCTCAAGCGCCGGTGTCAGGCACCCTGCAAGCTGGAAGTTTCGCTCGCGGCAGGCGTGGTCGAGAATGTGGTGCAGCGTCACGTGGTTCGCGCCGGCGCCGACCAGCAGCCCCATCGAGTGGGGCTGGAACGGAGGCCCGAGCGTCTTGGGGTGCTTCGAGAAGTTCAGGGCCTCCGCGAACATCGACCAGCAAACCGTAATGTTGAAACTGTCGTACCAGACTGACAGCGATTCATCGACCGCGAAGCGCCCGCTGATGTGATCCAAGATGCAGTCGTGCGTCCGGCCGTCGACCGCGGGATGCCCGAACGTGATGCAGTCACGGTTGTCGTAGCCGTCAGCCGGCTCATCGTCGGCTCCTGGGTAGATCCCGAAGTAGCGCAGCAGAATGTCGCTCGTCTGGACGCGCCATTCCTCTCCCTTGAAGACCAGGCCGCCCGGAGATGCCTGGCCCGCGATGTAGAGCCCTGGAGATTCGAGCTTCATGGGCTGCGACACGTTCACGATGCCAGACACGCGCGGGACCAGGGTGCGCGGCCCGGTGGCTTCGACGGCGGCCCGCAAGGTCCCGACGCCGTTCGCGTCGCCGTCGAGCACGTCCATAAAGTACACGTCGCCGAACCTGCCGTGCGTCGTGTCGGAGCCCCATCCCTCGGCATTCGGGAAACACTGCATGGTCAGGTCCTCCGTGGCGGTCGCGTCACGCCTTATAGAGCAGCGCGAAGGCGTCCTGTCCAGCACCCGGCGCGTTCATCGACAAGAGCCGCTGCTGTCCGACCGTCGTGAGCTGGTGGCGAATCGTGATCGTGTCGCTCGCATTGATCCCGCCGAGGTTCGCGGACGTTGCACCAGCCGCGATCAGCGTGGTGAAAGAGCCGCCGTTGACCGACACTTCGATGTTTCCGGACGCCGCCGTGAAGATCGAGAAGGCGTACGTGCCCGCGACAGACGCCTGGTACACGTTCGTCGCGACGTTGGCGTTGCGCGCCCCCATCACGAACAGGGCGGACAGGGCCGATGTGATGTCCAGGACCCAGACGAGTGGGAACATCGAGTGGAACGTCCCGCCATCGTTCGTGTCGTGCGACACCACGATCGACACCGCGATCTGGTTCGGGACCACCCCGTCCGTGGCCTTCAGGATCTCGTCTCGCAGGACCGTGAACGTGGCCGAGCTGGAGCTCGCCATTGCGAATAGGAACGTGTTCGCGCCGAGCGGGTCGGCATAGATCGACGCCACGTACTGCGTGTTATTCGCGCCTGGGAAGTACGGGAATCCGTCGGCGTCGCTGTTGTAGCCGGCCGCGTCCGTGAACAGCTGCGCGATCTCGCTGATGCCGCGGATCGGGTTCCGGTTGTCGCGCCGGATCATCGCGACGCCGACGCCAAACGTGTCGCCTGCACCAACGCCCTCAAGGCTCGCTATCGTCGCGTCCGCAGCGCCGTTGAAGGTGAGTTGTCCAGGAGGCGTCGGTCGATGGCCGCGGAAGTTGTTCGCCACGTCAATAAACGTGCGGCCGAACAGGTCGAGCCCATCGACGAACGCGGAGAACGGCGTCATCGCGACGCCATAGTCCACCGAGATCAAGTCGTCCGGGTCGCCGCCTGGCTGTGTGTCCGAGACATGACCTCCAGGCAGCATGGTCGGCGCCGCAAAGAACACGTCCACGCCTTCCCGGTGCACGCGCGGCTGGACCGAGTCGAGGACCGCCCGGTACACACCGGTCAAGAGGATGTCGTTCCCAGGCCCGTCCGCGATGAGCTGGAACACCAGGAATTCGTCCTCGATCATGATGAGCGTGGACAGCGAATTCCCGAGCTCGTCGTCCGACATCCCGTTCGACACCTGATAGGAGAACATGATCGATTTTTTCTGCGTGATCGAGGCGCACGTGACGATTAGCTCGCCAAGGTACGTCGCGCCCTGCAATAGATCGGCCTTGAGTTGCGCATTCGCCGATTGCTGCGTCGTCCGGACCTCGTCGTAGTAGACCTGGCCGCCCAGGATCGACAGGGTGAAGCCGAGCGACCCCTGGATCCCAACGGTTCCGACCCAGAACTTCTCGAGGAACCCGCCGTGGTAGCCTCCGAAACGCGCCGCGATCCCGAAGGGGCACATCATCGCCCAGTAGTGCGCATACGGGACGACACCCGCCGTCGGGTTGATCCACAGCGTCGGAGGCGGAGCCCCGCCGGACGCAGGATATGTCGCGGCCATGTCGTCCATGACCTCGAGGCGAATGCGACGGTCTTCCGTCTTGCCGTAGTCGATGGCCTCGATCCGCATGGGCAGGTCGATTCCGCGGTCCTGATCGCGCCACCGGATCACGTCCCCGAGCTTCACGTCGCTGAAGCGCCGGTTCGCTATGAGCGTGGCGCCGATGCGAGGGCGGCACACGCGGCGCAGGTCGCGCCAGACGATCTGGTTCGCGAGCCCCGCGTCCTTCACGCCGGGATAGTTCTGACCCACGCTCGCGGTCATGACATCGCCGAACGATTGCCCGCCGCGCATCTGCGCGTTCCCCAGGTCCTGCGCGCGCGCGGGAGTGGATCGGTAATTCTTCTGCCGGTCGAAGTACGTGAGGTCGACCTGGTTTCGCGTGTCGGCGTACGTTTGCGCGACGTACTTCTCGACATCGAGCAGCGCGCCCTCGAACTCCAGGATGGGCAGGTCCTCGAGCAGGTAGTCCGCGCGCTTGAGCTTCACGGTCCACAGGCCGGTCGTGGGCGAGATGAAGATGTGCCCGTCGATCTGGCGCTCGAGGTCGAGCCGGAGCTCGTCGATCGTTGTGCGCGTGTCGATCAGGGCGGAGAAGCCGTTGCGCTCCTCGGCCAGTACGGCCGCGGCAGCCCGGAACGATTCGACATCCACGCTCGCCGGTGACTGGCGCATCGACCACTCGGTTCGGGCCGTGATCGCCTCATACATCACGTTCATCGGGTTGCAGTCGCTTCCGCCACTGCCCGTGCCGTTCATGAACGCTTGCTCCGGCGGGAGCTCGAGGCCGTTCGGGATGCGCCGGACCTCGACCGCGAGCGGCTGGATGCTCGGGGTGTTGCCCACGTAGAACGACTTGAACACGAGGCCTGCGTCGCCTGGATATGCGGTCGTCCTGTCCGTGCCGGCCGCTGTCTGCTGGAACTGCGCGAGGTACGGATCGATCGGCTGGTCCTCGCCGCCGGGCAGGATGTCGACCTCGCCACCGATCCCACCGTTCCCGAGATCGTTGCCGCCGAACAAGATCGGCTTGTCGATCGTGATGGTCTTGATCTCGTCTCCGTTCGGTGGCTGATCCGTCCCGAGCTCCCACACCTTCTTTTCGCCCCAATAGATCGCGACGATCGCGTCGATGGGGCCGCGGCATAGGGACGCGTGGAAGCCGACGGAGTATTTGTAGCCGACGATCACGGACGTTTCGCCGAACAGCGAGTAGCGGAACGAATCCGTGACCGGGACCTGTTGGAGGTCGCCGTACCACACGACATTCGGCGCCGTGCACAGGACCGTACCGAACACGATGGGCTGGAGCCGGCCTTCCTCGGCCGTCGGGAAGTTGAAGTCGCCAAGGCCAGCGGGACGCGTCTGCCCTCGCTTCGGTCGCGGGACGAGCAGCTGCGCCACCACGGACAGGGCCAGCGACACCAAGATGCCGATGATCCAATCCATGGTCAGGTCAGCCCCGTCGCGAAGATCGAGCGCGTCGGCACGTACGGTTTCCCTCGAAAGCGCCGGACATTGTCGTGCACGATCGCGCAGCCTGATCCCAGTTGATGGTCGCACCCGGCGGTCACGGTCACGGGCTTCCCGATCGGGTCATCCACCTCGTCGAACGGGAACACGATCGTCAAATCGTCCGGGTCTTCTCCGAGCGCTTGGCTGCCTTGCTTGATGACCATGCGGACGGAACTCGACCCGAAGATCGAGACGGTCCCGCCTTTGAAGTCGTGGCCGCTCGCGGCGGAACCAGGCACCCGGATCGTTGGACCCGATTGCGTCCCGCCGAGCGCCGTCGCGGTCCCGACGAACTGGTGCAGCGCGGGATTCGACTGGCACCGTTCGTCATAGACGACGTTGTTGCAGAGCGCAGAGTACACGTCGCGAGGGAACTCCCGCCCGAGCTCCGACTCGAGCGACGTGCACTGAAGGCGCGCCGCGGACATGCGGCCATCGAGCTCGATCGCTCGCACCGAGCCGGAGAACAGGATCCGGCGCGTCGGGGTCGGCGTCTCTTCGGGCTCGATCTCGAACACGACCGCCGACACCGTGATCGGTGGCGGCCGCGGGATGAACGCCTGCGCCAGCAGGTCGTCGGACGGGAGCGAGATCGGATAGAGCTGCGCCCGGTCCCCGACGTTCGCGATGACGGATTCGCGCGCGATGGCGCGCTTCAAGTAGGTGAAGCCTCCGAACACCACGTCGGAGTCGGCGGACGTGTACCGGAACACCAAGCTCTGCATCCCGAACTCGTACAGTTCGATCGGGCGCCCGCTGTCAGGACTATGGATAATCTCGTCCCGCGTCGCCACTTCACGCCTCCACGTCGCGGCACGCGATCGCTGCCGCCTCGAGCCTGGCTTGTCCGACGCCGAAGTGTTCGATCCGGAACGAGTCCGAATCGAAGCGCACGAGCTCGAGGAACCGAACAGACGCGATCTCGGCCACCGTCCGGTTCTCCGGCCACGCGATGTCGACAGCGAGCTCCTCCTCCTCTTCGTCGATGACGGCGGCCGCCACGATGTCGCGGTCCAGCACGGTCGTGTCGGTGAACGTGATGCGCACGACCGCGCGCCCGACGCGCGCGCCCACGTACTGCGCGTAGCCGTCGTTCTCGACGATGAGCGACGTGGTGCCGGACGCCAGGTCTTGCGTCACGACCAGGTCGTCCTGGCGCGCCGGCGCCCAGAACGACACGCGTGACCCGCCGAGCGCGAGCAAGAGGTCGCGCAGGGCCTGGAGCTCGGACCGGTTGCGCGTGACGAACCCGACTGCGAACCCGTGGTCGGATCGGGTCGCGTCCGTGCGCTGGAACACCTCGCCGGACAGCGAGTCGATCCGGACCAGGGGCTGGTTCACCGACTGACGACTCGGGTTCGACACCATGACGTTCGGTGCGTCCAGGAGGAGCTTGCCCCGGAACGTCGACCATCCGGACAGCGTGCCGTCGGACGCCCCCACGGCCGCGTCCGTCACCTCCAGCAGGACGGCGTGCCGCTCCGCGCCGTCCGGGAAGCGCGCGATCGACGGGCCTTGCGGGAGCCTGGCCAGGCGGATGGGCGCCACCAGCGTGCCGGCCGGATAGCTCGCGGACAGGCCGGCAGCGAAGGTCACGGTCGTGGCGGTCACGCCCGTGACATCCACCACGTCGAAGTCGAGCTCGGATCCGAACACGAGCGCGCGCCCGCCCACGCGATAGTCCGCGGCCACGGTGGTCGTGACCGTCACGGTCGTGGCGCCCGCAGATGCGGCGGCCGTCAGCTTCGACGCGACGTGCCACAGGGGCAGGGCGAGCGTCCCGGTCTGCCGGCCAAAGACCAGGTTGGACCACGTCCTGCGCTCCCGGCTGTCCAGCAGGAGCGTGTAGTGGCCCTCGAACGATTGGCGCGGATGGCGCCGGAAGCCGAGTCGCTGCTCCGGTCCGGCCGGCGAGCGCATGACCGATGTGCCGAACTCCAGGACCTCGATGACCGACCCCTCGAGCTCGGCCAGGACGACCGGGACGCGTTCGCCGAATAACGTGACCGCTCCCTCCTCGCCCGACGCGAACGTGAACGTGACCGTGCCGCTGAAGGACGCGGCGCCAGCCTCGCCCGGTACGAGCGTGGGCAAGACCGGGACGAACGGGACCGACCCGGATGCCAGTAGGGAGGAGTGCGGCAGGAGTGACGCCGGGAGCGTCGGGACGCCGACCACGTTGACATCGAACTCGTCCGTGTTCACGACCGCGACTAGCACCTGTTCCTCGTCGTGGCTGTTGAAGACCTCGACAGTCTCGGAAGTCGGGGTCACGAAACTGCCGAAGTCGATTGGTGAGCGCGGCAGGACGTGGATCTTGCCGAACCAGTCCCCTCCCGGCGTCGAATCGATGAGCGCGGCCGGCAGGGCCCCGACGACGATCGGGGGCGGCGTGACCGGCGCGCCCTTCTGAAAGCGACCGGAGAACGTGACGCCAGGTACCGGAATCGCGAACAGCTTCGGCGGCCGCGTGCTGATACGCCCCCGGACCTTGTCCGGCAATGGCGACGGCTTCGTCGGCTCGACGACCGGGATCGCGGCGAGGAAGGATGCCATTTACGGCACCGCCACCTTGTGCGCGATGCCCTGGAAGTACGACGAGCCCGCGACGTTGCCCGGCCCCTTCTTGTACGACGGGAATGTGTACCAGCGTTCCGACCCATACAGGAAGTTGTTCCCGAGCTCGAAGAACTCCATGGAGATCCCGCGCGCGTCCGGCAAGGACCCGAGACGCCTGGCGTCTACATCCGAATTGGTGAGCGCGTGGATGTCGATGGCGTACATGTCCGCGAGCCCCTTCTGCGAGCTCGAGGAGTAGCGGCCGAACGAGCGACCCGTGCCGCCGCGGTAGCCACCGTGCACCTTCACACGCGCGATGGCGCCCCGGTCATTACCAGGCGCCGTCGTGACGAAGTTCCCGATGACGCCCCACTTCGATCCACCCGGCTGGTTCGGGATGCCCTCGACGTGGACCGTCGCGCGGAACGGCGCGCCACCGAGCGTGTCGAGGCCACCGGTCGTCGCGTCCGAGAGCGCGTCCAGCAGGAGGGACGACTGCAACGCGACGGCGGCGCCGTGTTCGTCCAGCGCGTTGAAGCGCGAGCCGAAGGCGTACTGCCCACCGGTCCAGGCGTCGCCGTGCTTGAACAACGTCCCGAAGCCGAACTGCACGCATTTCCCAACGGCGGTCTGCGCGAAGACGTGGAGATACTTCGCCGTGCCGGTGCCAGCGAAGATCCAGAACGGCATGGCCGAGTCGACGAGGCGCACGTGTCGGCCGGTCGCCAGCGTCGCGTTCGTCCCGCTGATGACGCCCTGTCCCGAGTCGCTGAGGTGGTTGCCTGGATCGACGCCAGTGCCCGAGAAGCCGAGCGATTGGTAGATCCCGACGTACTCGGGTGTCGCGGTGTCCCACCGGAACGCGACCCAGCAATAGTTCCCCGACGAGCTCGTGCTCGGCGCATCGTCGATGAACAGCTTGCCCGGTACGTTCTGCCGGACGTTCCATCCCTTCGCGGTCGCGATCGCGGCGACCTGCGCCATGAGCCCCGCGACGTTCGCGGCTGTGCCGGTCGAGAGTCCCATAGGTCACAGCCCCATCTGCGCGAGCCACCACGAACCGCCACCGACGCGCGAGCCGTTCGGGAACGCCTTGTAGAGAGCGGTCCCGACGACGAACAGGTCCTCTGGCGCGACGGACGATCCGTCTTCCTTCGTGCCCGACACGGCGAAGATGCCCTCGAGCGTTCCGAAGGACAGCTTCTCGACGGCGAAGTTCACGACGACAGGCATCAAGACCGCCTGCGCACCCGCAGCGCCTGGCGTGGGCTTCAGCAGGATGGTCGGGGCCGACCCGTCGGCCGGGAACAGGGTCTTGCCGTAGGCGAGCCCGCCGTCCGCGACCAGCAGGTCGGGCTCCGTGTCGGTCACCTGGTTGAGCGGATCGTTCACGGGGTACACCGTGTAGTCCTGGTCGACCGTGAACGGAGGCGTGCCCGATGTGGCGTGAGCGTTCGACACCTCCACCCAATCGACCAGGCTCTGCGACCATGCGACGCGCGGCCCCGCTCGCGAATTGTTGCGGAAGGCTTCGGTCGGACCGCTGATCTCGAACCCGGACGACGAATCGGCCGCGATCGTCACGCCGTTCATCGATCCCCACACGATCATCGGCCAGGGCAGTTCGGTAGTGGTGCCCATCGGCTTCACGAGGCCGACGTAGAACGGATGGTAGGCGGTCGTGGTGCCACCGATCGCCTTTACGCATCCGCGCAAGCTGCGCGGTGATCCCGCGACGAAGCACGACACGGTCGCGGCGGCCGGTAGGAATCCGATCAACTGCCCGCCGGCACTCGACGGCGCCGGATTGATGGCATCCGGCTGCCCGTCGTACGTGGACAGCGAATTGAACGCGCTGAACGCGGTGAACGAGACGAAATTGCGGAGCGTGCCGCCCGAGCCGTTCGTCCCGGTCCGGAGCCCGATGATCGGGGTCTCGCCGCCGGTCTGCGCCTGGCCCTGAAGGATGATCTCCCACTCGTCCCCGACGCTGTTGAGCGAGTAGTTCTTCCGGACGCGCAGCGCGGTCCAGCCGGCGAACGACAAGGCCCCGCCGAACGTCGCGCCGCTCCCCGTGCCCGTGACGTTGCCAGGCGTCACCCCAATCGGGATCAGGACATCCTGCATGGTCAGGTCGAGCGTGAGGCCGGTGCCCGATCCGGTCCCGACGCCCGAGAAGGTCGCGCAATCGTTCAGCGGGGGCGCGCCGGTCCCGACTGACGCGGTGTAGCTGCCGCCCTGGAGCAGGACGATCGACGTGACGGCCCCTCCCGACACACCCGTGACCTTGACGAGCGCGGGCTCGAGCGCGGCCCCATCGGTCGCGACGACCGGCGGATACGCGCCCGTCCCGACCTGCACCACATCGTTCAACGCGTAGCCCGTACCGGCCGTGTGGATCGCGACGGTCTTGACCCGGTTCGAGAACGAGCCGCCCCACACGATGCGCTTGACCCCGACCACGACCCCACCGAACGCCGATACGGCGAACCGGCACGGAAAGGTCCCGCTCGCGTGCGTGATCTCCAGGATGTCGCCATCGGCGTAGCCCGACCCGCCGTTCGTCACGCCGAGCCCGCCGGGCTGGAAGCAACCGGCCGTCGCCAGGTGCACGAGCTTCTCGGCGAGGTCGCGGTAGGCCACGCCCGCTCCGACCGCGTCGAACTCCTGATACATGGGGCGCCTCTCCTAACCGCGCTGCCGCACCGTTCGACTCTGGTAACGCCGCACGATGTTGACCACGACATCGTCGAGCTCGCCACTGTCCAGCTGCTTCCGGACCTCGTCACGGTCCGCGACGTTCACGATCGTGACCTTCGGCTGCTGCCAGCCTTGCTGCGGCACGACCGTCCCGGATTCCTTCGGCACGAAGAACTCGGGCCCGCGCTCGCCCACGATGTACCGGCGGCCGGACAACACAGGACCGCCCTCGGCGCGGTACTCGAGACCAGCGCCGACCGCGTTCTTTCCGGCCGTGCCGCTGCCTGCGCCGGCGCCAGGCGTGAAGTCCGAGCTGCCACCGGCCGAGAAGGAGCCCGCGATCGCCGAGATCGCTTTCAGGACGAGCATCTGGACGATGATCCGATTGATCTCGAGGATCGCGTCGCGCGCGATGCCGCGCCACGCATCCCGGCTGTTCGTCTCGAGCGCAACGACCAGGTTTGTGATCCCGTCCACCGTCGCGGCGAAGATGTCCCGGATCGCCTTCGCGTTGTCCTCGGCAGCGAGGCGCGTCTGCGCCATCGCGACCTCCCACCCGGACGCCACGTCCTTCGCGTCCTTCAGGATCGCGACGGTCGCTTCGTCGTAAGCGCGACGCAATTCCTCCGGCGTGAACGGCTCGACGCCGTAGCGCGGATCACCCTTCTTGTTCTTTTGCGAGAGCTCGCGCTGGAGCAGATCGATCTGGTTCCGGACCTGTTCGAGCTTCGCTCCCGGTCGAATGGTCGGTTGGAGCGATTCGAAGAACGCCTTCATTTCGACCGTAAGGCGTTCGATGTGGGGCTGTGAATCTTGGGCAGTTTCGCCGACATTCTCAATCGACTCCGCGATCTTCGCACCCATCGTGACGTAGTCGCCGAGCTGCGGTCCGATCTTCAGGCCG